TCGGTTATGCCAAATGCCATGAATTACTGGCCTAGCAACTCCCCTGATTTTGGTTATTTAGATAATAAAAATGATTTTCAAGTTCTTGTAAGTAATGAATTTGTTCCTGTTGACCTTCTGTATCAAGTGTCTACTTTTACCCGTAGCGCCCTTCATGACCGTCAGTTGTCAGCAAACATGCTTACTAAGGTTTTCCCCTTCCGAAGGGGTTCCATTCACATTGATGCGGACAACACTGACCGCAGATTAGAACTCCTTGACTGGTCAACTGCTGACTTATTGGACCCAGAAGCGGGTTACCGTAAGCGCATTTTCCGCAAGGTTTATACGTTGCAGATGTCGGCAGAACTGCCTTCAACTGATATATATGGCACCCAGCAGACCACCGAGATAGTCGCTAATATTGACTATACGAATTAATAAAAGACTTCATACCATCTACCCCATCTAGGAGAAGAAATGACATATTCACGCCCAGGTATTTACGTTACCGAAGGACCATTTACAACTAATGTAACCAGTAGCCCCGCTACGGTTGCTGCTGCTTTTGTAGGAACCGCTGAACGTGGTCCTTCTACACCAGCACTTGTACAATCATGGGCTTCATACAAAAACCAATTTGGTGATTTAACAGCAAACTACGAAATGGGTTATGCCCTTTATCATTTCTTTTCAAATGGTGGACGTAGTGCTTATGTAACTCGTGTTACTTCTGGTGCAAGCACAACTGCTGTTTCCTCAAGTACTTTTACTGGTACTGCAAATAGTAGTGCTCAAACAGTATTTAAACTTAGGGCTCCTAACCCAGGAATTTGGGGTAATGCAATCACTGCAACAGTAAGCGCAGGAAACATTACAGGAACTACTCCTACTTTTAATTTGGTTATTAGTTACGGTGGGTCTGAAGTAGAAAGTTGGTCAGAGTTAAGTCTTAACCCTGATAACTCTCGTTATATTGCAGCAGTTTTAAACAATTACTCTTCTTATGTCCAAGCGTATGATGTTATGTACAATGCTGCTGCCTCAGCCGCTTTTGCAGCGGGGACAGCCTACACAGTTAGCAACGCTTCTAACCAGGCTTTTACAGCAGGAGCAGATGGAAGTGTTATTACAGATGCTGACTGGGCACGTACTTTGCGCTTGTTGGATAATGTTGAAGGTCAATTAACAATTAACCTTGTAGGACAAAGTTCTACATCTATTATTACTAACGCTATTAGTTATGTTGATGGAGCCGTTGAAGGTTCCCGTAAGAATTCTTTCTTAGTCATTGACCCAGACAAGACACTCACAACAGCCGCAGACATTAACACCCGTATCCAAGGTTATGGTTCAGGTACCTCTTACGCTGCTGTGTATTACCCAACACTTTCTATGAGTAACCCTGCTGTTCGTGGAGCAGCCGCACTTCGTGACACCTACCCAGGTGGCGCAATTCTTGGTTTGTACCAACGTGTTGACGCAGAACGTGGGGTTGGTCGTGCACCTGCTGGTTACGCTTACTCGTTAGCAAATACTTTTGGCACTACAGTTAACTTCAATGAGAGTACTATTGGTACTTTATATAACAACCATGTAAACACGCTTAAGAACGTTCCTGGTGCAGGAGTTATTGTTAATGGTGCCCGTACCCTTATTAAAACAGACAATACAAAGTACATCCCTAGCCGCCGTACTCTTAACTACGTTAAAGCCCAAGTTGAAGAACTTACAAAGCCAGCATTGTTCCAACCAAATGGTCCTCGCTTGTGGACTAGCATCTCTGGAAACATTGCTAAAATGTTGAGTGGTTTATATTCTTCTGGTGCTCTTAAAGGTAATAATGCTTCTGAAGCATTTTATGTTACCTGTAATGAAACAAACAACACAAGCATTACAATTGATTCAGGAGAAGTAAATGTTGAAGTGGGTGTTGCTTTGCAAACTCCTGCTGAATTTATTGTTATTAACGTAAGCCAATTCAGCGGTGGAAGCACCGTTACCGAGACACTCTAAGGAGTAATTATGCCTACTACACGCACAGACCCAATCCGCTCATTTAAGTTTGAAGTACAATTTCTAGTACCAACAACCACAGCATCAAGTGATTCACCAAACACACCTGGAACAGTCGCCCCAGGTGCTCCTGGTTCTGCTGACAACAGTCTTGCAAAATTTGCTGTTGGTTTAGAAAACCTTGGCTTTGCCGCTATGAGTGGTTTGGCTGTAACTAACGAAGTTATTCAATACCGTGAAGGTGGAATGAACACCCACCCACACAAGATGGTTGGTCAGACTGACTTTGCACCTATTTCATTCCAACGTGGTGTTATTGAAAAACAAGACCAATTGTGGAAATGGCAACGCTTTATCCACAACTGGCAGTCAGGTGCTCCTGGTTCTACAGGTGGTTCTGATTATCGTTGTGACGTTGTTGTATGGGTATACGACCACCCACACTCTAATGCTTCATACACTGACAATGTTGGTAATAGTACTACAACACAAAATGGCAAGAAAAAACTTGGTATCAAAATTTTCAATGCATGGCCTGCATCATTCACAATGAGTGGTCTTAATGCAAGTGGTAGCGAGATTATGGTGCATGAACTAAGTTTGGTTCACGAAGGTTTTATGCTTGCGTGGACAGATGCAGAAATTGCAGCACTAGACGCACAAGTCTAAAAAATTAACAAATAGGAGAATAAAATGTCAAATATTTCAGAATCAGTGGTATCAGCCGCTAACGAAGCAATTAAAGATTCAGCCCCACGTATGGGTTCAGCGCCTCCAGCGTCTGTAAAACTAATGCGTGGAATAAAACATGAAGACGAGTGGTTGCAAAATGCAATTATTCGTGAGTTAAACGGAGAAGATGAAGAAGCCATTGTTTCTTTAACTACAAAATCCGACATGGTTTATAGTGATTATATGAGTGCTTTACTTAAACGAGCAGTTGTAACTATTGGGGATGTACCCATTGCAAAAAATCAAGGACTAATTGACCAACTGATGATTGGTGACCGAGACCTTTTGTTTATTGGTGCTATGAAAGCAACCTACGGTCGTTTCCGTGAAATGGAAGTGTCTTGTGGAAACTGCGGAGAAACTAACTTTGTAACACTAAACCTTGATGAAGATTTTTCATTTGAGTTTCCAGAAAAAGATTTCACACTTCCAATAGAAGTTGAATTGCGTGATGGTTCTATCGTTAAACTACGTTACCCAACTGGCGCAGATAGTTCACATGTAGCAAAAAAGGCTAAGACAACTGCTGAACAGAACACAATGATGTTGGCTCGTTGTTCCGAATGGGACGATAACCAACCTACAAATACGGAACAATGGGCAAAACACCTTGGTGTAAGTGACCGCAGCAAGTTGGTACGAGCGCTCACCAACAACCCTCCTGGGCCAAAGATGGAGGAGGTGAAGACTCAGTGCGCTAAGTGCAGTGAAGAACTCCTCATCATCATGGACTGGGTCTCACTTTTATTCAGTTAACCTCACGCTTACTTATTGGGAATACGAAACGATTGCTTCTGTTTATACAGGGTTTGGTCTGGACGACCTAAAACATATGACAGTACGTCAGCGAGATTATTGGAAATCAATGGCTCGTTGGCGTAATCAATCCTAAGGTTAACTATGGCAGAAAATCCTATAGCAGATAGCAGAGACACCCTTGATAGTGGTGTTCGTCCTGGCGAGCGTATGGGTAACCCTGCTGCTAGTGGCAACAATCGTTTTTCCGCAGACTTAAAACCATTACAAGAACTTGATGCGGCTCTTACCAAGTTGCATACAAACATTAACAAGTTTAAAACAGACCTTCCTAAAGTTATTACTTTAACTGAGCAATGGGCTGCCAAAATGCAGAAGGTTGCCAATGCCATGAATGGTATGGGCGGTGGTAAAGGCGGACCTACAAGCCCTAGTGGACCTGCAAGCCCTAACGGGGCTCCTGCGGGCACCCTTACCGATAGCCTCCTTGGTGGCGGTGGCGGTGGAGGTATGTTCAATACATACCATATCACTACTGACCGTAGTCAAAACTTAACAATGATGGGCGGAGGAGGCGGTAGAGGAGGCGGCGGAGGTGCTGCTGCTACTGGTGCAGACATTGCCAAGCAAATTGCAGGGGCTATTGGTGCTGCACTGAACAACCGTATTAATAATAACGCTGCTTATTCATTATCAGCCAACCGCATGGACATGCTTCTTCAACAAACCACAGGCATGAGTGGTCAAGAAGTACGAGATAATAAGCGCAAACCACTTACCCAATACAAACTAGGTGCTGGTGGAATTAATAGTGTTTTAAGTTTAGAAGCCTCTACAGGTATTGACGCTAACAAACAAGGTAACAGCGTTGAGTTTTTACGTGCTGCTTCTGGTTATGGTTATTCAACTGACCAAGTAAACCAAATGACAAAAACTATGGCTGGTCCTGAATCAGCCAACCGTATGTTTATGACTATGGGAACTGGTATGTACGGCGTTGGTGGTCAACAGCGCAGTGCTAAGGAAGTTGTGCAACGGACTGTTCAGCGCCTTGGGTTAACTACCGAAAGTTCTCTTCAAGGTGCTATGACACAAGGTTCAATGACTCGTGAACGTCTGCGTCAATCAGGTGTCCCCGAAGAAATGCAAGATATTACCCTTCAATACGCAAAAGAAAACATTGCGTTTAAGAAGAAGGGTGGTAGAGGTATGTATGACGCAGCCAATAAGTATGACCGCAAAATTGCTGGCGTTGAAGATACTTATGCTAACCAAAATGAAGAGACCGAGCGTGTAAAAGCAAGTCGTGAAGAAAATATGTATGACAAGCAAGCGGATAACTACGCTGCTATGGAAAAGGGAATGCAATCCCTTACACGTGCATTACAAAAACTAGATGACACTTTCTCTAGTGCTATGGGCTTTAAAGCACGTAATCGTGGAGCCGCTGGGATAGCGGGTGCTGCTCTTAAGGGGGCTGCACTTCCATTATCTTTTATTCCTGGAGTTGGACCAGCCTTAGGTATTGCCGCAGGTGTTGCGGGTGCATTCCTGGGTGACGCTACAGGTGAAAAAGAACCAGGTGCTAAAAAGGGTGGTACTGGCGGAAACGTTGCTAAAAGCAGTGGTCAACTTTCAAAACTTCACCCAAAAATGCGTGAAAAAGTAGAAGCAATGATGAAGGCTAACCCACGCCTTTACATTGGTGGTGGTGTGCGCTCTACTGAACAACAGAAACAACTGTTTGAATCACGTTATGAGCCAACTCCAGAAAAAACAGATGTTTTCTGGAAAGGACAATATTGGAAACGTGTTCGTGGTGCAGCCGCAGCCCCTCCAGGTATGTCCATGCACGAAATTGGTTTGGCAGTTGACTTTGCACCATCAACAGAATTTGATTGGGTAAAGGAACACGCCAAAGACTTTGGACTTCGTTCATTTCATGATGTCAATAACGAACCTTGGCACGTACAACCTGCTGAACTTCCTGGCTCTCGCTCTCAGTACGAAAAGATGGGTGCCCCTTGGGGACACAACGGTGTAGTTGCAGAACCCACAGATACCAATGCGGCTATTAAAGGGCTAGAAACAATGATGCATGGTGGTGTTAGTAGCATGGGTGGCTCTTCTGGTAAACAGGGAGTAGACATTAAAATCCAAGGATACGCAGGACTTAGCATGGGTGCGGCTATTGAAGCAATGGGTCTTGACTTACAAGGAGCAGGAGGGGGAGGAAGCCTTAGCGCCGCATCTTTGGGTGGTGGAAGTCCAGGTAGTGGGTCATCTAGTGGGTCATCTAGTGTTGGAAGTTACAGTGGCAAAGGTCCCCTAACGGGTCGTCAAGTAGCAGCCATTATGTACAAAGCAGGCTTTAGAGGAAAACGGTTAGTAGAGGCAGTAGCCATTGCGCACCGAGAATCTAGGTTTAACCCTAAATCATTCGCTGATGATGACGATGACCTTTCATATGGTTTGATGCAAATTAATATGAAAGGTTCTATGGGCCCTGCTCGTAGAGGTTACTATAACCTTAAAAAGAATGAAGAACTGTTTAACCCTGCTACAAATGCACGAGTTGCTTGGAAATTGTCTGGGCACGGTAATAACTGGGAGCATTGGAAAGACGACACAGGTAACCCATTAGGAAACACCAATATCCCACAAGCCACTAAGTACGTTAAAGAAGCGGGTTATGCCACCTCAGGACACCCCAAACAGGGTGACCCTGTATCAGGCATGGGTATGGCAATGTCTGCTCCCACCCGTGGTGGGTCTGTAGTCGTCCAAGGAGATAGTGGCAACACTTTTCATGTTAGTATTGCTCCAACAATTAATTTAAATGGTGGCAATAATTACAGCGGTGACGTAGAACGTATGGCAAAAGATGTTGCGCATCTTCTAGACCGTGAAGTTCGTATGGCTTTGTTAAGGAACTCATAATGACAACATATAACCCAAACACAAATGCAAATGTTAACACAACTGGCTATTCCTCAGACCAGTTTTTAAATTTAGTTACTAGTGGCGCTGAAACTCGTGGAGTATCACGAACGGCTGAAGACAACCCAGAGTTTTATTTTCCAGGTAAAACTCCACCAAATGTTTATGATGTTCCTGGGGCTCCTAAAACCAACACTAATATCCAACGTGGTTTTATTAGAGGCATTTTTCCTGAAGTACTTACCCAGATTAATGC